GGCGGCGTAGATGTCGCTCACCCATTCGGCCGGGTCGGTCGGGTCGGTGAGTGCCTGCGTCTGCGTCTGTCCTGCGAGCAGGGCGTCAGCGGCCACGTTGTCGGTCGTGTTGGCGTAGATGCGGCTCATGTCGTCAAGCACGAGGCTGAGGACGGCCGGGTCAGTCCAATCAAGGTCTTGCTCGGAAATCGTGACGTAACCGCCATACGTTCCCTTGGTCACCTGATTGGAGGACACGACGAACGTGCCTGACTGGAGTGCGGCGTTCTCCGCTGACTGCACAGCCATCGAGGTGTGCGTGGTCACCTCAGGACGGATGAACACCTTGCCGCCACCGGGCATTGCCTTCGCACCAATCGCATCAATCACAGGGCGACGGCCAACGAAGTTGTTGTACACCGGGCCGACGATCGGCGTGGGGAGGATGCCGGGCGTGTCGGTCGTGACCACATCAGGGGCGGCGGCGCGCACCATGTCGTTCATGCGGACCCATGTGTCGCCACCTTGGAGGGCGGCAGCGATCCACTCGGTCGCGGAAGGCAAACGTGGCTCACGCTTCGCGGTTGCGTAGATAGGCGTGGTCGGGACAACCGCAGGGGCGGCCTCAACCACTTCGGGCTGGTTCTCGTTCACTTCAATGTCCTCCTCGGACGGTTGGGTTGGGGTGTCGGGTGTTTCATCCTCATCCTCAGCGGATGCGGCGATTTCGGTGATCTTGGCGGCCTTGAACGCCGGTTCATACACGACGGACAGTTCTTTCCAGTTAGCGGCCTTCACGACGGTGGTGCGGCCATCCTGCTCAACATCGGTCGGTTCAATACCGATCGATACAGAGTCATACGCGCCCATTTTCAACAGTTCAACAAGGTCGTCACCGGCTCGGGTGCGTGCAATCTCGGCGGTGAACAACATCCCATCGGGCGTGTCCTCGCGTGCGGTGACCATGCCGACCACCTGGGCGGTGTCATGCTCGGCAAGTAGGCGTGGCGCTGGGCCGTCCACCGGTAGCGCACCAGCGGCCACACGAACCGTTTGGCCGGTGGACACGTTGGCGTCAACACCGTAAGGGACGGCGATGCCGCTGATCGTGCGAGGTGCGTCACCTGCGGCGGCGTCAAGGCTGACGGATTGGGCGGTGAACCGGATCATGTGGTGGCTCCGTTCGGTTGTTCAACTGGGATCATTCCTGCTTCGCCGGTTTCAGCGACGAACGCGTCAACGTCCAGTTCGATATGTTTGCCGCGAGCGACCACGTTGTCGCCGCTCAAGGTTTCTTCGATGCAGTCAACGAACGGCCGTGCGCCGAATATGTACAGGTCACGGCGAGCCTGTTCGCTGTTCTGATACGTCATGCCTCCGACCGATAGGCCGACGAGCCATGCAGGGACTTGGCAGACGCGTGCAAGTTCAAGGGCGGCGTGCTGGCGGCCTTCCATCAACTGCAACGTCGATGGGTTTGACTTGAACTCAACGAACTCAACGAACTCATTCAGCGCACCGATGGCGCGTGACTGGCGTGCCTCAGCCCAAGCCGAAGCAAGTTCGGTCAGGTCGTCGCCGCTCATCGGTTCACCACCGGGCTTCGCCTGTAGGTAGCCTGCGGCGATTTCAGCGGATGCGAACCGGCGTGCCGCGTCATCAAGTCGGGTGGCGATGTCCATTGCCCGGTTACCGGTCCACAGCATCCCAGCGATCGGTGAGATGAACTGGATCACTTCGTCGGTTGGCAACGTCACGCCGTTGAACTCGATGTTGTCCGATGGGCCGAACCATTCGGGGCCTGCCTGATCCATTGTTGACACGTTGTCGGCTGGGAGCCATGTGAACGATGCGGGGAACCCGGTGCTGTACCGGCTGGTGACATACCAGAACGCTCGGCCGTGGAGCATCAGGTCGGCCACGGTGCGAGCCATGATGAAGTTTCTGGTGGTGCGCGGATCGGGTCGTGTCATCCACGATTCGCCCGGCACATAAATCTTTTCGTACTTCTCGGTGGCCGGATCCCATTGGAGCGTGTAGGTGCGTAGATCAAGACCACCGATCGTTGAGGTGATCAGACCGACTGCACGCGCCACAGTCGGAATGGCTAAGGCGCGTTGAGTCCCGGCCCCGACGGTGTAGAACTGCAACGCGCCGGGGCGTCCTGCGCTACCGGCCGCGGCTTTGATGGCCGAGCCGAACGCCGCCTGCGGCTTCGTGCGAAAGATGCCCACGCCGCGGATGCTATCACGCCTGTGGATAACTGTGTGGGATTATCTGACGCGCCCAATATTTCCCAAGGCTCTGATGTTGTCATGTCCTATTGCCCAGATCATTGTGGGCATAAAGATAGAGCCTTGATCGAACTTGATCGACGGCGGCAAAGACACAGCGCCGACGTTCGGATCGCTCCATAGCCGATCGAACCACCGAGACTTTGACATAGGGCAAAGAAGCAATCCGTTACCGTGTTCAAGCCACCTGTCCACCCAAGGCGTTGGCTTGCTAAATGGGGGGTTGCACCACACTCGGCCGAACCACGGTGAAGCGAGGCCGTTGTCTTCTTGTGTGTAGTAACGGTCACATGGCACGTTGGTCGGGTGCGGCGGTGATGCTACGTCAAGGTCAAAGTGCAGGCCCAAAGCATCGAATATCCACTTCGGTGTGTAGTAGTCGTCAGATGTTGTGATTTCTTGCGGTGTGGCAAATAGTTGAGGCTGGATCGTCATTTCGATAAGCCCATCATTGGTTTGCGAACCGACGCAACAGGGGCCGAAGCGAACCCTGCGGCCGCCACCATGCAACGCGCCATTTCGATCGGTCCCGGCGATTTCTGTGACGACAGGGTGATGGTGGCACCGGTACGGCCAGCCACAGCACGGTTCACTTGTTCAGCCAACGACATTTGGCCGCCATGCACCAACCGGCGTTCAAGGATCATATTGCGAACGATCGCCGTGTACAGGTTCATTTCTTGAGTGCCGAACGTCACCATGCGCCGTGACAAATCCAACGGACAGAGCGCGGCCAGTCCGGGCGTGAGTGTAAGCCTGACGGATGTATCCGCCATGACTTCGTGGATGTGGTCCCACATTTGGGCCGCTGATTCGACAACGAACTCAGTCTTGGCCTGCAACATTCCATCGGATCGGGGTGCCACACGAACACCAACGTAGCGCAGATCAGTCAAATCCGAATCAACAGCGAGCACGCCACCGGGCGGCATTTCATCATCGACTTCGAGGTCTTGCCAATGGCCCGGTGGAAGCCACGACTGGGCCGACGAAATCCACACGTTGCAATGAGCACGCATGAACGCCTGCCGGTTCGGTGTTTCAGCCATACGCCGCAACCGGTCCACCGTGATCGTCGTACCGAGCGCAGGATTAGCCCAAACCCATGATGCCGGATCATCAAGGTTCGAACCGGGCGGCGGTGACCACTCAGCGAAATAGATGCTTGATCGGCGGCCCTGATCGATCGCGTGGATCGCCTGCTCACGCAACTGCATCATCACCTTCGATGATTCGTCACCAGCAGTTGACCACATCGACATCAAAGGGTTCGGGCGTGCCGTCATCGTCGGCCGGTAAGCATCAAAGATCACTTCGGGGCCGATGCTCCAAATCTCATCGAGACACACCAAATCAGCCGATGCGCCGTGAGCGTTCTGAGGTGTGGCCGCCGTCACAAACCAACGTGAACCGTGAGGAAACTCGGCAAAGTTACGGCCATAGGACCAGTTGATCTTGGCGTTGTACCGGGCTTCAAGGATTGGCGCAAGGTCTTTGAACAGGGCGAACGCACGGTCCAGTTTGTGCGCCGCCGAAATCACCGTTTGCGGACGGCCAAACACGCTGAGCCCTTCTGATACCCACCAGCCGATCAACGCCGCCATGCCATAGGACTTGCCGTTCTGCCGGGCGACGCTGACCAACGATTCCGAGTGAACTAACTGGCCGTCGATGTGTTGCAACTGGCCGTCAAGCGCAAGCCGCTGCCAATCCATCAGGTCGCCATCAAGGTTGCGTTCAGCCCAAGCCGCCACAAGAGGGCCGAAACTCTCGTACCCCAACTCGGCGCTAATCAGTCTCGGCTC